AAGACTTTATTTTATTCCTACCGGCACAGTAAATTGGGAGACACGGACGACTATTGGCACCCGTATATGACTGTAGATCAGCTTAATGATTACAGGGCGAAGTTTCCTTTTGGCGAATTTGAGCGTTATTTCTTAAACCTGTGGTCGGCGGGCACATCCAGAGTATTTACTGAAGAAATGATTGAGGCAATGTCATTTTATGGTATAAATGAGGGAATATTGAACAATGAACTCATTTTTGAGTCACTTGACACGAAAAACAAGCTCATTAATGCTCGAAACGACTTAATTGAGAAAGGAATCCCTGCGGATGTCGATGGAATGAACATGAAAGTCGTTGAAATCTATGAAAAGCTGAAAAAAGTCGATGAAATCTATACTCTGAGTGATCATTTAGGCACATCAAAAATGGGCACAATTGACTCTCTTACCAGACTTGAAGACATGTTTGACACCCATTTTGCCCTACTTGCGGGGATTGATAGGGGAGACCCCTCTGCCATCCGTGGAAATGCAAGGACGATTGTGGGTGTTGTTGCTAAAGGTCTTCCAGGCAGCCGAAGCAACCCACACATGGTGAGTATATTGGAAGCGGCTCCCCGTTACATTTATTTTATGCTTCTGCTTGCTGATGTAAGAAACCATTCTCTTGAAACGATCAAAGAAGTGTTGGAATTGTGTGATCAAGAGTTTGATGGTTTGGATACTTTATGCAGTGAGCGGTATGGCACATGGGATATGGAGCCTTGGTGTGATGATCGCAATATTAAATTTGAACCGATCTACCCAAATTATGGAAGACAGAAAGAGGCGTTTAATGAATATTACAATATTGTCAAAGCCGGTTTTTTTAAGACGCCCGAAATAGCTATTCCTGGTTCAAAGAAGGAAAACATCTTTACTGAAGAGATGGGAATCTTTGATCATGATGTTGATTTAAAGTGGTTTGGCTCTCCAGAGAAGGGTGAGAAATATGGTATTCAGGATGACGTTATTTTTATGGTTGGATGGGGTATTTATGGTGGAAGAGAATTAACAGTTGATGATTTCAGATTACGTAAGTCTATGATTTCTTTTGGTGTTTTTACTCCTGATAAAACAATGATAGGTAAATATAAGTAGGTTTTTATAAAAAGGCTTGACAAACTATCCTGGATGGTATATAGGTACAGGTATTATTTTCACCTATTGATATAGGGATAAAATGGAAAGAGAGGCGATAGATAAATTTATAATGGACATGCCTGATGAGGTACTGTCCCGATTCAAGTTTTCAATGCCTTGGCAGTATAATGCGGGTACGGATACAGAAGAGGGCGCTAAGGATGAAGACGGCTTTCCGGTATCTATGGGTCCAGATAAGGATGACCCCAAACTCACAAGAGAATATCTTCAGAAAGAATGCTGGAACAAATTTCATCTGAATCCCCAAATAAACACTTCTGTCAGAGGAACAGTGGGCAGGTTAACCGGATGGGGTTATGAGGTTACTTCGGGGGTTGAAAAAGTACAGGATGTTATTGACGAAATACAACTTGACCCGAGAAACAGGCTTTACTCATACTGGCCAAAATATGTAGGCAGAGCCGGAATTGAGGGAGAACTTTTTTTATGTCTGACCTGCCATTTAGATGGATTCATAGAAGTAGATTTCATTGATCCCGTTTTGATTGCACAACATGGTAAAGATGGTACAGGAATTATTTACCACCCCACAAAAACAAATTTTCCTTTATTTTATAATGTCTGTGATGAACATACTGGTGAACTTACTCATCAGGTACCAAGCATCAATATAGCCCGCTATCCGGAACTTGTGAATTTGCCTGCCACAGGGGAAGGATATTCTGATCTTAATGAATGCCGTTCTTATGACAGGAAATTACAACAGGCTTCAAGGAGCCGTAAGAAAAAATTCAAGTCCTTTGGTGGTTATTACAGATTTATTATTTCATGGGACCGGGGACTTGTTACACGCAGGTCAGTGGGTTATTTGCGTACAGTTCTTGAATGGCTCAACCACTACGAAAATCTGAAAAAGTATGAAATTGACCACAAAAAATCATCCGGTGCCTATATATGGGTTTTTTCATTTGAGAACCCAAGAGACTTCAAATTATGGCTCACCCTGTCTGATGAAGAGAGAGCTAAAACAGCCATTTTGCAAAAGAAAACACCAGGAGGTTCTCTTATACTGCCTCCGGGAATGACTTGTGAGGCAAAGGCTCCAAATTTACCGTCTATAAGGGATGAAGATACCGACATTATGCAAATGGTGACCTCTGGATTAAACGAACCAGCGGATGTCACGACAGGAACAGCCAAGGGAACATTTGCTTCTGTTAAGGCTTCAAGAGGTCCTATGTCTGACAGAACATCCGATGAAGTCTCTTATTGGGATACATTTCAAAAATACGATTTTTGGGGTAGTGTCTTTTTCTTAAAAAGCAAGATCAATGATTTTCCCGCTTATTTCCATATAAATGAGGCTTACGCTTTTGATGATAAAGGGAAGCCTAAGTTTAAGAAGAAAAAGAAACGACCCGAACAATTGGTTGATATTTCTTATCCCATCTCTGAAACCGCTGATTTTGAAGGCCGGGCGAAAGGACTGCTTGGAGTGAAGCATGGTCCTGTCAGTGAGTCAGTTGGAGTTCCTGCTTCTGAAGTCGCTAAAAGGATGGGTTTGGGTGGTTATGCCCGGATGCGTTTGAGAAAAGCGACTGAAGATGAGAATTATCCTGAATTGGTTTACAGTGTTGATGCTGAATCATTACAGGAAACGATTGAGGGGGAGCCAAAGAAGAAAAAAGCAACACCAAAAAAGAAATAAGGGGTTCTCTGTAGCGGGCACGTTGTAGAGAGGTAAGAATATTAAAGGCATCATGGTGCCATGACACCATAGATGCCTTTTTATTGCCCCTTTGAGGGAGGATAAAATGAGAGGATTTTTAAGACTTGCTCTTGATGATCAAGAATCAGGGGCAGGAGTTATACAATTAGGAAGAGATGAATTAGTAGGATGCATCGTTTGTTCTCCTACTACTACGGGAGTTGGAACTATTGTTCTCTCTGAAGATGATGAGGATGGCAGGGTAATTACCAGGATAGATTCCAATCAATATACAGGAGGGATTATATATGGTCCTTTCGAACACATCAGCAAACGTATTTATTGGGAAATGCCTGGCATGGTCATAGAAGAGAAACAGACAGCCAGTTTTAAAAGGATATAAAAGTGCCTTGGACTGTTAAGGACGTTGATTCTAAGAAGAAGGGATTAACACCCGCTCAGAAGAAAAAGTGGGTAAGTATTGCTAATTCAGTGTTGAAAGATTGTCAGTCGAAGAAAGGTAAAGACTGTGAGGGAAAAGCGATAAGGATTGCTAACTCAAAATTTGAAGAGGAGATTGTTATGGCAAAGAAAACAATAAAACAGATACCTGTAGGAGCTATGCGTTTTGTTGCCACTGAGAGCCACGCCCACGTTGAATTCGCTGAGGGTGATGATAAAATGCCGAAAATGAATATGATTGCCTATAGTGGCAAGATTATTAAGGATCATTGGTATTGGGATGACCTCGTTATCGATTTGAGTGGTATGGTTTTTGACAAATCAAAATATCCTATTCTTGAAAACCATGACAGAGACCAGAAAATTGCTTTTACCGGTAGACCCGTTGTTACTCCTGATTTTAAATTAAAGCTTGATGAAAATAAAACGGTTTTTGTTGATACGGAAGAGAGCAGAGAATTTCAAAGTTTATCGAAAGAGGGCTTCCCATATGAGTCCAGTGTGTATGTGACCCCATTATCTGTTGAGCGTCTTGATAAAGGAGTTACAGGAGAAGTGAATGGTTTTACATTGAAGGGACCGGGAACGATCTTTCGTAAATCTCGTTTTAATGAAGCTTCTGTTTGTGTCTTTGGATGGGACAGGCAAACACAGGCTGCCGCCTTCTCAAAAGAGATGGTGGATATAGACCTTGAAGAGGAAACGTTTTCTCTTCAAGGTGATGTTAATAATATTGAAGAAAAGGAGGTGAATGACGTGCCTATCGAAAACATTGAACAGTTGTCTAAGGAGCATCCTGATCTGGTTAAGCAGATTCAAGAGGTTGTAAAGGCTGAGATGGAGACCGCTTTTGCGGCAGAAAAAAAGGCTCTTGAAGATAAGCTCGCCGCTAAGGAAGCAGAACTTGAAGGTCAGAATGAAAGGGTTCTTAAATTAGAAAAGAAGGATACCATTCGCTCTGAGCGGGAGATGAAAAATCAGGCTGATTCCCTTTGGACAGCAAAATTGACTGAGAGTGACATTCCGGATCATCTGTATGATAAGGTGAAAAATCAGGTAACTTATTCCAAGTTTGTTAAGGATGAGGTGTTTGATGCCGAGTCCTTTGGTAAGGCGGTAGACGCCGAGATCAAAGACTGGGTTGACCGGGGTGTCGTTGAATCATCGGTGAAAGGAATGGGTTTTTCAGAGGAAAAAGAAACCGCAGCATCCTCGGCGGCAAAGAAGCAGGAAGAAGAAGATGATAAAACCGTCAATACTCTGCTTGCCCATGTTGGACAGGAGCCCAAAAAGGAGGATAAAAAGGAGGATTAAACACAGTAAAATGAATTTTTTGTTGCACTAAAAATGTTTTAATACTCACTATGAAAGGAGGTGAATAATATGACAAGAGAAACACCATTTGATATACCGGCAGTTGATTATGGAGTGCAGATGGATTATCGTAAATTGTACTTCTCTGAGCATCTGGCGGCGTTAAGGTTTCCAGTAACACTTCAAGCAGGTTATGGGATAATTAAGGGAGGAACAGCAATGTCCAAGAACCTTTCTGCTGCTGCTGCTGCTGCGGGTGGATATGATCTGCTTCTTCCTTATAACTCAACGGTCTTTCCTAATAACATTCAAGAGGCGGGTCGTGCTTATCT